TCAAAATTAGATGTAGCAGGGACGATTGAATGCACTGGCTTGGACTTACAAAACGGTGCTTTGGAGTATGGTGGTGGTGTACAACAAAGTGGTGACTTGGCTGTTGGTTGGTACACGTTTGCGGTCTGTAAGGGCCGAGATGCAACTTCATCGGCGCAAAGAGCATTTGGTGAGTTCCTAATCAACGATGTAGATAGCGGTAGGCACGGCTCTTGTAGGCTCAATGCCTCGCATATGTTCGGTGCTGGAAACAGCATACAGGTCTTCGCATACAACTTCTACTCTACTGCTGTATTCACTCAATTAAGGATAAAAGAAAGTGGCACATATGCTGGTGCGGCTTTGCAGGTCTATGTGTCGAATGCGAATAACAACCTAGAGTCCTACATGACCTTGAGCGAGCAGAATCAGTCTTGGGATTTGTTAGATACGTGGCTCGCTGACAGCGATGATTCGGGCCACGATGCCATACTAGGCTATGCAACTCATAGCCAAGATTGGTCAGGATTCGCAGCCTCACAAACGGTAGACTTGAGCATATTTGATGTATCTCAAGGTGGTATCTACACAACAGGGGGTATGTACGCAGAGGAACTAGAGTTGAAGGATTCCACAGGTATCACAATTCAAACTGCAAACTCGAATGCTAGACACAAGAAGATATTCGCCACTACCAGCAATGACGGCTCGCCGTGGGACGAGATGGTCTACTACTCAAGGGGTAGCGCGGGTGGTT